CAATTCCTCGCCTTTGCGTAGTCCAAGGGCGTTGGAGCGTTCGGCGTGATAGCCGCCGCCCGTCTGGGAACACACCCATTCGCCCACCTCGGGGCCGCTTGTTATATGCCAGCCCATCCGAGTTGAAACACTACGTCTGTGGATGCCCATTGAATGTTGAGTTTGTTGCTGGTACTCGTTAACTGAATAGCCGCGCAAAACCCAACGCCTGTCACGCCCTGCCAATTGTTCTGTATCTCAAGATCAGAACCCCAGATTGCGGTATCCCACAGTCCTATGTCCCACAACCCGACAACGGGAGGGGTAAAGGACAGCGGGGCAATGTTGTCAAAAATGCTGAAGTCTACGTTGACACCGACCGAGATAGCCGGTGTGCCGTTAGTGAAGATTGATGGTCTAGCGCGGGTGAATATCTTTTTGACACCCCGCGTCTCAAAGTAGTTAAACGCTTGCAGCGCACGGCCTTGGATGTTGCTCGTATCGTCAACGTAGCCCGTAGAGCCAACTGTCCACGCCTTTGCCACATACTCTGCCCCGCCAAAGTACGGCTCGTCGTTTAGTATCCCAAAGTGAAACGCTTTCCACCCTGTGAACTTGCACCACGCCTTGGTGATGTTGTTCATCACAAACTGTTCTTGTGCCGAGTCTGATACCGGCACATTGACGATCAGCGCGTTGTTTTTGGCGTTGTAGAGCAAACACCAGCCAAAGTTGTTGCCGTAGGTCGCAGCCGCCGCTGCAAATGCGCCCTGTATCTTGTCTGAGAGGGCGATGTTGGGGTCAAGCCGTGAGGACTGAAGGGCCGAAGCCATCGGAATCAGTCCGTCAAGCGTCAGCACCAACAGGTCGCCGCCGTACTTGAGCAAGCATCGTTCGCTGATCGGCGCACCAATGATCCAAACGCCGATCAACGCCCAAGTAGAGGCCGAGGCGGGGTCGGTTCCGCGATAGACGATGACCTCACCCTTGTCGGTGACGAATACGAGGTTGTCGTCAACGCCATACCCTGCGTCAATCGTCCATGAGGCCATGCTTCTCAACGTACCGCCTAACCGAGCAATCGCAGACAGGTCAAACATCTGCGCGGCCCCACCCACCGAGGCGGTCGGCAAGTACCACGCCTTGAGGGTATCTTTCTGAATAAACCACATCCGCGTCTTGAATAGCGTCGGATGCGAGAGTGAGGTTGTCGTAACCCCTGTGATGGCGGGTGACGATGAACCGTCAATCGGTGTCCATGTAGAGCCGTTGTAAAGCAGCGGCTTGTCTACGCCGTTCGCAGCATAGAGATAGTTGCCGCCCGAAGTCGTGACGTTGGTGTATTCCCACCGGCTGTTAGATAAGCCCGTCACGGCAGCAGCACCTACCGGCCCTGCCGCTGTCACATCAAAAATCTCACCGTCTGACACGGCAAACATTTCGTCATCCGTACCGCCGCTGTAAGTCATCAGCGTTTCTACGTCATCAGGCAAGCCTGTGGCGTGTTTGGTAAAGCCACCACGCAAATTGACGTTAGACACGCCCGGAAAGAAATTCTCCAACTGCACGGCATCCGTTGGAGCCATGTTCGCCAGCGAGTCGCGTGCGTTCCACCCGCCCACGGGGGCAGGGAGCGAGGCGACATTCGCCCGTGCTTGCTGAACGAGTCTGCGAACTGCGCGTACCATCAGTTGTCGTATCCGTAACCGCTATCTGGGATGTTGTCGTAGCCGATCAGCACCGTACCCGGACGCGGGGCGAACGACAGGTTTGCACCGCCCGTGTCCTGCGCGATACAGGTTTCCAACTCCATGAGGTAATCACGGTAAATGGCGGTCGTGTCAAAGCCCTTGGCCTCAAAGTATTTGAGTTTGGTGGACAACACCATAAGGCGGTCAGGGTAAATACAAGTGTCATCGTCAGCGGTAAACGAGTTCTTGTAGGCACCCGCCGCGCTGATCGCCCACGCCGCGCTGCGATACTCAAAGCCGAGCAGTTCGCCAGCGTTGACACCGGGCCAAATCTGGAAATATTTGCCGAGCAGCCGCCAACGGATACGGGGGCCAGTTGAGATGTAGCCTGAGAGCAGCCATTCCCATTGCTGCGGCGACTCGGGGCCAAGCATCTCCCAACGCTTAGATTTATCCCAATGCGTGCGGTTGACGCTGCTGACGTAATCAGCGGGGAGGTCGTACTTGACCTTTTGGAAGTTTAGCGAAGCACCAACACCCGCCACGGTCGGCTTGTAGTTGATCGTCACCGTCGTAGAGGACGGTACAGCCGTCACATAGGTCGCATTCGGGATGCCTTGACCTGTGACCTGATAGGTCGTGTCAATGCTTGACGTTGACGGGATGCCCGTAATCGTCGTTGATACCGTATCCCACGTTCCTACCGTAGAAATGGCTTCTGTGTAAAACGTATGCTGGCGCGTCAATTCACGCCAATCTGCCCGACGCAACAACTCGTAACCCGAGGCGTTCATCAACGCCAAAATCTGAACCGTATCTTGGTTCGGGTTACCAGCGACCGTTGAGGGGGTCGGTAGGCCCAACTCGTTCGTCACCTGTTGGACGAGTTGTAGCATCGTAGACATGGTTACGCCTCTTTAATTTCTTTCGGCGGTCGGCCCTTGCGAGGCTTGGCAGCAATCAACTCTGCCATCTGCGCTTGCAATTCAGCCAACTGCTTTTTGGTGTTGTCCAGTTCTTCAGCCGTCTCGCTGCGGTTCTTGCGGGTCAGGTAGTTCTTGGCCTTTTCACGGAGGCCGGGGCCACCCATGCCAATACGCTGCAACTGCGAGTCTGACGCGAGTGCGACTTGCTCAACCGTCTGGAACTTCAAAATGCGTAGTTCCTCAACGTGAGCCAAATTCATGTTGTCCTTATCCTCTTTGGCCCATTGCTCTAGCGGCGTGCCGATGGCGGGGGCATCGCCCTCGCTTTGCTTCATCTGGAAGTACAACCATTGCCGTGGGAATCGCTGCTTGTGATCCTCGCGTACTGGCTGCTCAATGATGGTGTTTTTGTCGCCCGGAATGTTAATTCGGACAAACGGTTTACCTTCCCATCCTTGGGCTTCGGTGATGAAAAACTCCACCTGTAACTGTGAATCGCCGTTGGCTACATCGCTATCTAAGGGCATTTTCCTTTCTCCTGTGGGGATTGGGGTTATTTACGTTCACCGTTGAGGCTGTACCAAGCAGTATTTGATACAGCAAAAAACAAAGTCGTATGGTCTTTTGAAATTGACGCTGTTGAGCCATTGTTGATCGTTGACCCTGTTTGGGCATAAACGGTCAAGGCGTGTGCGCCAGAATTCGCAATAACGACCATCGCGCCCATCTCGGTTGTTGGGAGGATAACCCCCGATCCAGAGGGCGTAGTGTCTACAGAGGTGTAGACATAACGGATCGCCGTTGCGTTACCCGCCGAGGTTCCGGCAGCAACGAAATCATCAACACCGTCTCCGCAAACGGAAATTGTGGCGAGGCTATTTAGGCCAGCACCGAGGACACGGGATGGAATTGCCATTACGCGACCAATCGCAACTTGCGACGTTCATCAATAATTGCGGCAATCAACCCCGGCCCTACTGCCTCCACGGTAATGTCACCCATCACCGAATAAATCATTTGGAATTCGTTGGCCTGTTGCGCCATTGCTGCATTGCAGACGAACTTGCGCTTGTCGGGGCCATCACCGACATATACATCCATCGTTGGGCCAGTTTTTTCGCCCGTAAACCGCTTAATACCTTTCTCGCTGTTGCAAGAATCGTATCCGTACAACACGAACTTACGGAAACCAAGCAAGTAGCCAATGTTGATGGCTCTCATGCCGCTCGTCGTCCCCCCGCCGATGGCGAGTTTCCCTGCGCCAAGGGCTTTCATCTCTGGGCCTTCTGCCCATGAGTGCCACAGCACTATCTTTTTGCCTTTGAGGTGGTCAAAGGTGACAGGAGGGCAGCGTGAGGCGACGAGGTACACGGTATGGTCATTGGCCCGTTGAACGCCTTTCGTGCGGTCGCGGGGGTCAAGGTTGACCCACAAATCAGGTTCAACACCGTGTTCCACTAAAAAGTCATGCGCCGCCTTCACCGCAACGATGGGGCGACCCTGACGCTTGTGCGATTTAATCTCGTCAATGTAGTTCGGCATAGACCACCCACTCGCTACGCACACGAATGTTCCATCGTGAGACGTAGGAGCGGGGGTAAATTCTGGAAGCCCACGGGCAAGGGCTGAACGGATATTGGAACAAAGTTCCTCCTCCGTACCCGCCGCCTGTACCGTGAGTTCCAGTTTTTTCATTACGGAGTCGCGTTCGCCGGAACCGGAATGATCATCGTGAACGCAGCAACCGCCGTCATCGCGGAGACAGCCGAGGCGGTGAGTTCAGTCACCACGCCAGCCACCAACGCGCCAGAAACGGTCGCATCGTCCAAACGTCCTTCCGTTGAGGTCGTGTAGAGGCCAACCGCCGGGAGGCAGGAAGCACCCACATTCACGCGCACCTTACCGCCGAGGTGAACCCAACCGTAGTCGCCCGAGGCGATGGACACCTGTGCAAAACCGACACGCTTGGTGTCAGCAGCACGGGAGGTCGTCGCGTTCGTGGCAATGTTTGAGTTGGGAATCAACACCGCGTTGTACTGCGAGATGGCAGAGGCAGCGCGGACATACACCGCCATGCCACCGTCATCAAGCGTTACAACTGTTCCGACGTTTACCGACGGAGAAGATTCGGTGTAACCAAGGGCGGGATACGCAAATCCATTAACAATAACAGCCATTTTCGTATCTCCCTAATTAAGCGATCAGAACGCCTTGGAACTGGCTGCCCGAGCAGGTCAAATTACCCGCCCAGCCAATCAGTTTAACCACGGCATCTTGGTTGACCGCCTGACGCTCACCACCAATCGGCACAAAGTTCCGATCCTTATGCGGACGGAAGTGCAGATACTTGGTGTTGAGGAACCACATATGGTTGCTGTTGCCAGAACCGCTGTTGTACGAGGACGAACCGATACCACCGTCCAGCACAACGTCGGAGGCCATGCCAGCGCCGTAGTACTTGAGGGCCGCAAAGCCAGCACCCGCCATACCCGAACCGGAGTCCGTAATACGCTGAATGCTCTGGAGGCTCTGGAGGTACAGACGGTAGTAGTTGTTGTCCGCAACGATCAAGTCAGGCTTGTCCGTGCCACGGATCAACTGCACCGCAACCGAGTCCATGTACTGCTGGATGTTGGAAGCCGACACCGCAGCGCCACCATTGGTGACACCCGAGAAGGCAACCGACTGCCAGAACG